TGTGGACTCTGACAGCTATACCATAAGCGGGGACTTTGATGACTTGGGGCTTATATTCTTCAAAGGGTACAAATGGCACAATGCAGAAGGCTCGCTGCAGGTCAAGTACACAGGGGGATATGCGGACACCGCAGGTATATTGAACGTCCCTGACGATCTTAAAAAAGCTTGCATCATTCAAGTGGCATATCTTTTTCATAGGAGGTCTGCGACCGGGGTGAAGTACGCTGCAGGGGAAGATGGGACATTGAATTTTGATGGAGAGTATAATTTTCTGCCTAATGTGAGATCAATGTTGGACCGGCATAGGAGGATCACACTTGTTTAGGCACACTACCAAAGAGGATGGAATGATGGCGAATAAGAATAAATTAAAGGCGTTGAGAAATTTGTCTTTTGTTGTTGATGGATCACGAGTGACCGTAGTCAAGGGGGAGTCATTCACTTGCCCCGATGATAAGGTCCTTTGGTTTTTAAATAGAGGGGCAGCAGAGAGACCTGCCTCGAAGAAAAAGAAGGATTCGCAAGATGCCGATACCTCTAATAGTTAAGATATTTGCATCTGCATCAGGGGTCATGGTCAGAGGTGCGGCTGTTTTACAAAAAATGACTGCCTCTGGGGCGAGGACTTTGACAAGGGGCAGGTCTACCCTGTCTCGAACACGCTCATCTAAACCATTGGGGACAAAGGTTTCTCAGGCATCTCAATCTAAAACCTCTGAGGACGAAGCTTCTCAGGATTTAGAGGAAATGTACAGAGTGAGTTTTAATAAGGCATTGGGGAAAGCATCTAGGTCTGCAAAAAATTATGCAAAGGACTTTGTCCCTGTAAGGACAGGGGCGTTGAAACGCTCCATCACAGCAAAAGTCACGAGAAGGAAAGGTCTGGACAGTTTCGCCACATTGTCCACCAATGACAATAAGTATGCGTCCTTTGTGGAATTTGGAACAAGGCCCCATGTGATAAATGCTAAGAGGTCTCCCCTTCTCAAGTTCTATTGGGAAGAGCAGGGAAAATGGTTCACAGGGAAGTCTGTCAACCACCCTGGGGCCCCTGCACAACCGTTTTTAGTGTCTGCGGTGGACAAGGCAGCGAAAGAACTCCCAGAAGAAGTTAAAAAAAATATCAAAGGGATCGCTATTTCGGGGGCAGGGATTAAGTTTAATATGAAGGTAGGCGGCTGATGCCTTCTATACGAGAGCAGATATTGCAAAAGGTCACGTCCCAATTAGAGACGATCTCTGGAGTAGGTACTGTGGAGAGGAGCAAAATCACTCCTATCACGGTCGGGATAGCGTACCCTGCTGTGTTCATATTTGAGGAAAGTGAGGGAATTTCCATAGAATCCCCCACGGACATGGGCAACGTCACAAAGACTTTGAACATTACTTTACAATGTTGGCAGTTGGATGACGGAAGTGGTAATTCAGCTCAATTAAATACATTGTTAAGTAGTGTCGAAACAAGTATAATGGGCAATGTGCAATGGGATGCCTTGGCGAATCGCACAGTTCCCATTGAAAGCAGGAATTTTTACGTTGATTATAATAATACAAAAGGTTTTGGATACATAGGTTTTGAGTTGGATGTTTTTATAGAGTACAGACATACTTTTTACGACCCTGACACAAGTGCGTAACAGTTAGATAAGGAGAACAAAATGGCTGTTTTATTGACCAGAGAGGCTTTGATACTTGCAAAGAGCGAGACGACTTACGGGACAGACCCCACCCCAACTGCTGCTGCCAATGCCATATTGACCACAGTGCCTGAAGTGAGTCTTTCGGTGGAGACAAAAGAAAGGGAGATGGTGGCAGGACCTAGTTTTTCCCCAAATGAGCCTTTTTACTATGGAAAGAGCTTTGACATAAATTTCTCTGTTGAGATGAGAGGGTTTGGTGCAGCATATTCTACTTCCGACCTGCCAGAGGCCGCCCCTTTGCTTCAAGCCTGTGGTTTTAAGCAGGATTTGGATGCTACTGGAGGCGCTGAAAAAGTCACTTACACTTTGATCTCTGATCCTGTCAATGCGACAGTGTCAAGTGGGGATACATCTTCCGTGAACTCTTGCACCATATGGCTTTATTGGGGAGGTCAATTATTGAAGTTCAATGGATGTGTAGGGAATATGTCATTCAGAGGGGAAATGGGAGGAGTGCCTATTGCAGACTTTTCTTTTAAAGGCAAGTACCTTCCTGCTAATTTGGATGAGACTGAACAAAGCCCTCATATTCCAGCTACAGTATCTTACAGCTCAACAAAACCTCCATTCATATCAAGTGCGGTATTGACTTGGGACTCCACAGCAGTGGGTTGTTCTAAGATAGAGTGGGGACTTAACAATGAGATCAACACTTTGACCACCATGGCATCTACTAATTTGGACGTTGAGAGGATTTATATAACAGGGAGGGCCCCAGCAGGGTCTTTCGATCCTGTTACTTTGTACGAAGGGGACTCTAACTTCCTTAATTACTTAGGAGAGTTGGAAGGGAACACTTCCAAAGCAGGGCTTATTTCGATAGGGTCTACTCAGTACGAAAGGGTCAAGATCGGATTGGGTGCTACCATAGCAGGATCGGGGACAAGGTCCAAAGTGTCTGGGGTAGGCTTCTCCGATGCCAATGGACATAGGGCCTTTGAAGTGGCTTTTGCGATGTATGGAAGTCAAGGAGTAGGAAACAATGAACTAGAAATAGTTTTTGACTGATGTTAAAAAGGAAGGGAAATGAAAATATCAGATTTCAAAAAGAAAAACAAAACAACGGCACTGGTAAATATTGAAGGACTTGATTTCAAGGTCCGGAAAATAAAGACCACGGATTATTTTGATCGAGGCAAGCTTCCGTCTATTTATTCTTTGCAAGAAGATGAGGCAGAGGCAGCACTTCAGAACATGGAACCTCAAGAGGTGGAGGATATGTTTTCTTTCATCAAAAATATTGTTTGTTCCTGTGTTATCCCCGATCCAGACAATGATCACCCTGCGGTGGTGGATAAGCCTGATTCAGAATGCAAGGACTGGGAAATATCTTTCACTGATACTTTAGAGGACTCTCAAGCATTTTCTTTATTCAATGAGATTCAAAAATTTTCTGTAGCAGGGGGTCTGCAGAGCGTTGAAGTGTTTCAAGAAAAACCCGTCCCTGATAAAATTGATCCTGACGATGGGGGAAAGGTTCGGGAAGTTGCCTCATGAGCTTATTGAATGTGATTTGTGGCAATGGTCTTTTAATTTATTTTGTTTAAGCAATGAGCCATCGGACAAATCTTCTGGAGAGTATTCTAAGCAAGTAGTGGACATGTTCCCTGAAAGTGAAAGGGATGCTTGGGGAGGATTTCAAAACAAACTACCTAATTGGGGGTGGTAAATGGCCACATCAGCAGGAATACTTACAGTCACCTTAAACGCGGTCAATAAATCGACCCAGGGCTTTAGCTCATTTAACAAAGGGGTGATGTCTTCATACGCAAGTCTCTTTTCGTTGGCAGAGGGACTAAGACGCTCCGTTCAGTATTTTATGGATTTTGAAACGGCCATGACAGAAGTTTCTACCATAGCATCTGACTCCACAAAATCAATAGAAATGCTTTCTAAAGAAGTCGAGAATCTTTCAATAAAGTATGGAGTGGACGCAACTAATGCTGCAAAAGGGCTGTATCAAGTCATTTCAGCAGGTTTCAGAGAAAAACCTATGGAGGTCTTGAATGTTGCAATAAAAGCTTCCATAGCAGGACTTACTTCGGTAGAGTCCGCTGTCTCAGCGATCACTACAGTCTTAAATGTATATAATAAGAAAGTGACTGATTCCGAAGAAGTTTCAGACTTATTATTCAGGGCTGTGGAGCTTGGAGTGTTAAGGTTCAATGAACTTTCTGTAGCAGTAGGCATTGCTGGGCAGACCACGAAGAATTTAGGAGTCCCCTTGGAAGACTTGATTGGGGCGATGGTGACCCTTACCAAGAACGGTGTCCAGGCAAAGATGGCAATGACCCAACTAAGGTCTGTTTCCACTGCTTTATTGAATCCATCAAAAGACATGGAGCGGATATTCGCTGCGGTAGGGAGGAAATTAAACAAAAATATCAAATCAGGAAAAGAGTTTGTGACAGCGTCAGGGGGTATCGTGCAAGCAATGAACAATGCTTTCAATGCTGCAAATGACCTTGATCTTTCCTTATTCAGGGTAATAAGAAGAAAGGAGGCCCTGAATGCTTTGCTTTCTGTTTCTGGGGACAACTTGGCTCAAGTAGCAGAAGACATGATGATGTTAGGGGTGAACACAAATGCCACAAATGAGGCATTAGCAAAGATGATGAACACGTCAAGGAGAAAATTTGCCATATACGCCCAAAAAACAATACTTTCTGCGAGAATAATAGGAGGGGGAGTTGCTCACCTATTTGAGTCATTGATAACTGAAATTAGCCTTGTTTTGGGATTAGGGGAGACCTCTATCCAGGATTTAATTACATTTATCACCGTTGCGGTGACAAATGGGTGGAAGCTTATTTTTGCAGTGACCAGTCGACTTGTATTGAAGATTAAACATTTTCTTCTGCTTAGTTTTGATGGCATTGCAAAGGACTTCTCACGTTTGCTTACAAAAGTATCTGACTATGTCCCTGGGGCAGGTGCTATGGCAAAGGGCTTGGACAGCTTTTTTGGAGGGAGTGTGAAAATTGCCAAGAGAGCATTGAAAAAGGTGGATAAGGAACTTGCGGATTGGAACGCCCAAAGGCCCCCTCTAATCGATCCGTTCGACCTCTCCTCAAAGAATAAAGCAAAAATGAAAAAACACGCTGCAGGATACAGTGCGGCCATTTGGGGCATATTAGATAACTTCTCTGATGTTGGCGAAGAGGATGGGGGGACTGCAAAAAAATCAAAATCTAGCGACATGCTTGCGAAAAGAATGTTTGCCATGTTCAGAGGTGCAAAAAGAAGGCTGGACAGTATGTTGCGGAGGGACGGAGAAAAGTTGGGGGCCAGTTTTAAAGCTGCTATAACCACTGCCCAGGAATCTTTAACTGAGGCATTTAAAGCCGCAAACATAAACAGGGATATTGAGGCATATAAAGATAAATTGAAGGAATTGTTCGATATCGTTTTAATGAAAAGGCGAGAGATCAACGATGAAAATAAAAAAACTACTGAAGGCTCTACAAAACAAGTGGACATACTAGGGCAACAAGTTACCTTGGTGGGGGCACTGGCTGGAGGTTTCTCTAATTTAAAGTCCCTTGTTGAGGGAATGTCAGGGGCTGAGAACAAAGCCCTTCAGTCCATGATAGCAATGCTAAAAGTGCTTCAGTCGATGCTTGCAATAAAGAAGGCGATGAAAAACTTAGAAGGTAAGTCTCCGTTGGGGGTTGCTACAGGAGTGATTTCTGGCATTGGAGGAATCTTTGGGGGGCTTGCAGGGTTCCCTGCCTTCCATAACGGAGGATATGTCCAAAAATTTGCGACAGGAGGCAATGTCATGGGATTTGGAGGGGACAATGTTCCCGCAATGCTTCAATCTGGAGAATATGTGCTTTCTAGGAATGCTGTGCAGGAACTTGGAGGAAGAGGTGCTGCAGAGTCATTGAATGCAGGTACAGGTGCAGGGACGGGGACAAATGTGAATTTAAATGTGCATTTTGACCCAGACAACTTTAGAAATTTCATTACTCGCACCGATGAGGGGCAAAGCATTATTCGGAATGCTATAGTTGAGGCATTCCCAACATGAGCGTGGCCCTTCCTTTCATCCCCTTGTTGGAGGGGTATTCTGAAAAGTATTTTGTGGTCAGGAGTATGCAGACCTGTGACGATGGGCAGGTCCTTTTTACAAATTTGCAGGATGTGGACGACAATACATTGGACTGGGCGAAAGTGGACGTGAGAGCTAAATATTCTGTTCTTGGGGAAAAAGACTGTGCTGCAATAGAGAACCTTTTGATAGAGGGAAAGGATAATTTTATTTGGATGCCTTTATGGTGGTCTCAAATGCAGATAGATGAGACATTCACATCCCCTGATGTGACCGTGGATGTCACTGATTCTAGTATTCTAAACAATACAAGCACCGCACACACTCAGTTCCAAGGGACTGAGTGGGGGTATACTAATGAACCTCGTCCTAATATAAGGGCCATGTTAATGTCCGCGTCTGATCATTACGTCAATGAGGTGCTTGAAATAAGTTCTGTGGCATCTACAAGCATAACTTTGACTTCTGCTCCTACCAACAGCTATGTTTCAGGGGATTTCATAACCCCTGTAATAAAGGCAGTGCTTAATAGATCAACGGTGTTTCGGAACAGACATCAAATTAAATGCGATGTCACTATATTAGCGAGTGAGTTATAATGGCAATAACAAGGGGAACATATGGAGGGAGGGCAGTCCTTCTTTATACAGATGGGTCTACTTCTGTGGAGTCCTTTTGTATTCCTTTGGCAGCAATGTCCCGAAAGATAATAAATAATTATCAGTTAGTGGGATATGCTTGGGAGACCCGTGCCCATGACTCCATAAAGAAAACTCAATATGAGTTAGACGCATCTTATGTCCTTCAGACAGGGGAAGAGCGGAAAGTATTGATGGATTTCTGGTCTGATATGACCTTCGCTAAATTCTATATTCCCAGTTGGAAGAAAGATTACAACATAACTACTGTCAATAGTACCACCTCTTTAGATATTTCTAGGTCATACATTGAGCTTACTGGGGTAACAAGGCATGTGGCGGTATTCGCAGATGGCAATTTAACCACTGCCCCGTCATATCGGAAAATAACATCGTCTAATGTAGATGCTACTACGGACAGGATAGTGTTGGACTCTGCGGTGACATCTATGACCACTTCTACGGTCATATGTAATTTATTTTTAGTGAACATGCTGAGTGATGATTTTACAATAAGTAATTTTGGAAAGAATAAAACAGTAGTGTCCCTTAATTTTATCGAAGATCAGAGAGCGACCTTATGAGTACATTATTCACATTCACCATGGGGACCACCGTATCTAGATGGACATCCCTACAAAAAGATTTTACTTCGGGAGGGAATACATATACAGCGAAGCCCATCCAGAGAGGGGAACTTGTATATGAAAGACTGAACAATAAGGTCACTGTCAAAATGCCAAAAGACCTTTTCCCTGCATCAACGCTTTTGAATGACATTGTCACCGATACGATTGAGGTGGAGTTGTTCAATGCGGACGGGACACCTACTCCATTGTTCAAAGGACGGGTGGTTGATTTTCAATATGACCTTTCTTCGGGCAGGGTTTCAGTAAGATGCGAGAGTTTTGTTCAAAAAAAGTGTGATGTTCTCTCAAGAGCTTGCATAAACAATTGCCAATGGAGTCTTTTTGAGGGCTTTGAGTATTATTCCCCAAGTGCTGAGACGGGGACGGTGTCAGGGAATCACTCTTCTTCAACGACTGCGATAACAGGGTCAGGCACTAGCTTCACAGGGGATTATTCCGCAGGGGATTATATATCCTGTGACGGAAAGATATATCTGATCTCTTCAATAACTGATAACACCAACTTAGTGATAGATGCAGACTATGCTCCTTTGTCCACTACCTTTAGTGGGGTGGCCCATTATAGTCCTTTTTCTATAGAAGAGTGCCCTGTAGAGAAAGCGGCGACTGCGGTCACTATATCTAGTCCTACTTTTGCAACTTCCAATGGGGTGGCAAGCAAAAAGATCACAGGGGTAGTAGGAGATGCGGTTGCCACAGGGCCAGATGGAATAAAAGATTATTTATACGGGATGGCGGAATTTAAGGATTCGGGGTCCACGATCATAGAAAAGGGGTTTGTGGTGAATGTTTCCGATGCTGGGGACATTGAGTTCCATCGTACTGTGAGGCAGGCCTCAGATGTTACAAGTATCGTGCTGTATAAAGGATGCTCCAAGTCCCATGACACATGCAGAGAGAAGTTTGCATCACATGGATGGTTCGGAGGATATCCTGCATATGGGAGGCCGGGTGTCCAGACAACAATGTCTTTTACTGAGAAACGGGACCAGATTCCAGAAGTTTTTGGAACACAATGGATAAGTGGGTCATTGTTGTGGGATGATCCAAATCCTTCAAGAGTTTATAAGCACTATTCGGAAGGGGATGATTCCTCAGGATACATTGGAGGGGTAGTATTAGGGCTTGCAAAGAAATTAGACAGGCTTATTGCAGTGAACAGTGGAGATAAGCGCGTTTCTGGGGGAAGCTCCTCTTCAGTCGCTTGGGACATTCCTTCATTCTATCCTGTCCCTGATGCAGGGACAGCTTTCTTTCAAATTACTTCAAAGACCCTAGAAGAGTATGAGAGATTTGCGACAGGTAAAAATGCCACTGGAGGTGCTATGGCAGCAGCTCAGGCATACGGGGGAGCGTTGGGATACGCTGCTAATAGCTCACATTTTACTAAAATAAATGACCATGACGCAGTGAATATCCTATTAAAAAAGGGCCTGTTCCAAAAATTCACTTTTTATGATGGAGAACATAATGTAATTTTAGATTCGTACTATAATAAATATGCGGAGAACATTGCATCCAAAGACCCAGGTGGAGCGTCATCGAAAATAGACAGAATGTTCTTTAAGCAAACAGCGTATGTAGTTCTTAAAGAGATGATGGTCCCAACAAGGTCAACTACGAGAAAGACTGCTTCAAATTATTGGTCCCTGATGCACCCAGTAGAAAAAGGTCCTTTTTTAGGTTCTTTGTCAGGGACACATGGAACAAGAACAAGAACAAGCCCCTGGACTTCAGCTACTATAACACATGAGTATTATGTTGAAAACAACACTTCTTTTCAAAATGGAGTGGTGGAAGGACTTAGCTTCTTATGTGAGCATCTGCCTTACATAGGCTCTTCTCATGCAAATGACTCTATTGTAGGCTCCGACCCTGATGAGTGGCAACTTCACCCTCATCCTGCCCCTGCCCAGGTAATATTTAATTCCACTTCAACAGTGACTCAATATTCTTCCCTTTATGACTTAGAAAATATATTTGCGGCTGGAGATTATTTTATAGTCGGGTTCAATGCCATATCTACGGGGACAGGGGTCAAAGATCAAGTGTATAAAGTGGTTTCGGTAGCCTCTGGAGGAGCTACCATGGTAGTGTCTCCGACACCTTCTTTCAGCTCTGCACACCTTGTGCTAGGGGAGGTGTTAAAATCTTGTGCTAATCCTGCATGTGTCATCTATTATGTACTTAACTCTATTATGGGGATAAGTGCTTCAAACATAGATACATCTTCTTTCACCACAGCAAGGGACACTTTGGCCACTGAGAAACTAGGGATCAACGATGTCCTTTCTTCTCAAATAGATACTACCTCATACATAAATAAGATATTGGATTTCATTCATGGTGAGATGATCTATAAATATAGCAATGGGCTTATTACCCTTTCCCTGAAAAGAAAATCTGATTCTGTAGTAAGGACTTATGGAGATGGGACAGGGGTTGATTATTTTACGAGCAAATTCTCTATAAATTCAAAACAATGGGAAGCACTTTACAATAAATTATTCGTGAAATATGAGCTTCTTGACTTCAAGGGACAGTATGCCATAACCAATGAGTTAGTAGGGGACATGTTAGGTCAAAACAGGGTAAAACGAATTTCAAGTCCCTTTAAGACAATCCGAGAGGCAGTTCAATTCTTTGGGACTGTGCAAATGCTTGAGAACAGCACTTTGACATATAAGGTAAGTTTTGAGGTGTTCATAAAGGAGATTTTCACCTATGGGCTTAAACCTGGGGATGTGATCTCATATAAGTCGGACCATTATCCCGTGGACCTTTATAAGATGCGTGTGGATAAAATTTCAGGGATCAGTGAAGAAAGGGCCACTGTGAGAGTACATGCGGTCACTGATGTGCTTCAGAGTGACTCTATTTTAAAATTGCCTAAAGGAAGGTATCTCCCAGACCTTTCTCAAGGAGCCTCTGGTAAAACTAGGTTAATCCCTAATTTCAGGGATTTTAAAATACCTTCGTTAGGCTCTAGTGAAGCAATGCTTTGCTTAACTAGCGGGAGTGTTTCAGGAGGTAGGTCAACCTCTGTTGAGATCGCAGCTGAAGACGAATACGGAAAAGTCTCTGAAATAATAAAATCCCAGGTCACTGTATATGGAGAGCTTACCGCAGAGTATGCAAGAGGGGCTTTTTATGACCCTGATGGGTTTTATATAGATGTAGATAAGTTATTTTATATTGATGATATCGTAGGGGTGGAGGATTCTGAGTATGTTTTGAACCATTTGGCGATGATAGTGGACCCCAATGTTTCAGATTTAACTGAGGACGATGTGGTAGCCCCTCCTGAAATAGTGTCCTTTAAGTCTTTGACCGCGGTGTCGGGAGCGTCCGTAGGATATCAAAGATATCTTTTAGAGGGCATTGTAAGGAACTTAGCCCTTCCTTCCCAATATTTGGACCCTAGTGATAAATACTCTGGTTGGGGGAGCGACAGCAAGCTTACTGGACAATACACCAGGCGGGTGGGATCAGAGGTCTGGCTGTTCTTAGGTCTGGGAGAGTACGCAAACACCTTGTTTAACGTCAGCACATACGGATATATGGGTCAATATATCCAAGCCAGCTATGAACACACACCTTTGAACTCTGTGAATAGAGGTATCACAGGGTCAAGTGAGTTGACGTGGAATAAACCAGGGAATTTCTATGAGCAAGACAAGGACGTGGTCATAAGTTTTCCAAGCATTACTCCTTTTCCTGTGGGAGGGGTGTACGCATATCGGATATATGATGGAACAAACTATTATTTTGTAGTGTATGTTTCCCCAGCTAACCCTGGATCGGGAGCATCTTACCGTGATGAGGCAAGGACCCCTATTGATGCTATCGGAACAGAGAACATAAACATAAAGGTCATTAATACAGACTTTAATACAGGGAGGGTGGTGTCTGGGTCAACTATAGAGATCACACCGTCAGATAATTTTAAATCAGAGTATGATAAAACTTCTTTGGGGACAGGGTCCACAAACATAGGTAATTATTGGAAAGGGTATATCACAGACAACCAAGCATATGAATTTAATGGGACTGATACTCAAGTGAACTCGATGTCCACAGGGTTTGACCTTCCTGTGATCTTTGACTCAAAGACTGATTATTCGGGAACATCCTTTGGACTTGGTATGGATGTGAGCAATATGGCGTGTGTTGTAATATTTGCAGGGACTTCGATAGATGACGTGGACTTTGAGATCACACAAGGGAGGGGAGTTCTTTCCCAGAGAAAAACATTCACTTTAGATAATTCCACTACGGAGGTGAGGATATAATGGCTGAATATTTAGGTACAAAAATAAATTTAATTGAAACAAATGAGTCAATGTGGCGGACTAAAGTAAACACGAACTTCCTGACTTTGACCGCTTTTCAAAAAGTAACTTCTGATTACACAATAGATGATGCCCCGCCTACCCCATCCACTTATGATTATATGATAGGGGTGGACGCTAATGCTACTGATGTAGATATAACATTGCCTACTCTTGCGGCAGGGGATTCAGGAGGCAGGAAGATTGAAGTTTTCAGAATGGATAATAATGCCACTTATTCTGTTAAAGTTAAAACAGATGGTGTGGATAAACTTAATGGCGGAACTGGTACAGTGCTTGATCTATTAGCAGGGTCAGCAGGAGGGGATGTGGGTTCTAATTTAATTGTGTGGTCAGCAGGTAAAACTGATGGCTGGTTTGGGAAAACTTATGATAATTAAAAGTTTGCAAAAGAATCGAAGAGTCTGCTACAATAACGGTGGCTCTAACAATAATAATGATAAATAGGAGTTATCTCAATGGCAAAATTCCAAGACAGTAACAATCGTTTACATACGGGCAGCGAGTACGCCACCACAGGTGTCACTCAAGCAGCTTCTTTGGAAGTAAAGACCTCAGCAGGGCTTTTCTTTGGTGTATCAGGCTACAATAATTATGCAAGCGCGGTGTACGTCACCATACATGACGTGGCGGCATTAG